AGTCCCCCAAAGCACCGCCGCCGCCTGATTACAAGGGCTTGGCTGAGCAGCAGGCTACGATTAACCAGCAGGTTAATCAAGAGCAGACGGTTGCTAACCGTCCTACTCAGGTAAATCCGTACGGCCAACTTCAGTGGAAGCAGGACCCGGAAACCGGGCAGTGGACCCAGACCGAAACTTGGGACCCCCGGATTCAGCAGCTTACTGATCAACAGATAGCCCAGCAAGGGAAGCAGCAGGGTAACATAGCTGGATTGCTGGCTAGTCAGGGTCAAGGGCTCAATGCTCCGCAGGCGCAGGGATTCCAGCAGCAGGACTTGGGCATGGGGCAATTTAGCTCCGACGTCCTAAAGAACCTGCCCAAGTACGACCCGGCCACTGGCGAGGCATTTTCCAAGCGTTTCTCCGAGTCTCTTTTGGCCCGTGTTCGGCCGGAACAGGCTGAAGCCAAATCGCAGATGGAAACCAAACTCCGGTTGCAAGGACTCCAGCCCGGGACGGAAGCGTATAACCGCGCATACCAGAACCTGCTAACTTCGCAAGGCGACGTGAACGCGCAGGCGCAGCTGCAGGGCATGTTGGCCGGTGCCGGTGAGGCGCGCTCGGTGTACGGAACGCAGTTGGAAGGTGCTTTGGCCCGGGCGGCGGAAGAACGGAACTTGTATGGCACTCAGCTTGGCTCCGCGCTCCAGCGGTCGCAGGATCGGCAGTCGCAGTATGCTACCGGTTCGGCTGGCCAGCAGCAGCAGTTCCAGCAGGCGATGCAAAAGTACCTGCTCCCGTACCAGACGGCGCAAGCGACGCAGGGCCTGATCAGCGATTCTGCTGGCCAGTTCCGCCCGACCTACCAAGGATTCAGTGGCAGTAACTCGTACCAAGGCGCGGATATGATGGGCGCTGCTCAACAGCAATACGCCCAGCAGGTCCAAAGAGCAAACGAGGCGGCGGCGCGTAAGACGCAAACGGGCCAGGCAATCGGTACCGTGGTCGGCGCAGCGGCCGGTATGTTTGTCGGCGCACCAATGGTCGGTGCGGCAGCGGGCGGTGCAGTAGGCAGTGCCTTCTCCGACCCGGCCTTGAAGGAAGAAATCGAGGTCATTTCGGACAAGGATGCGTACTATGCAATGTTGCTGGTTCAGCCGCACTCGTTCACATGGCCCAGCGGCCTTCGCGCAACCGGCCTGCTTGCGGATGAAGTAGCCAAGGTATTCCCGCATCTGGTCCATCCAGCCGAGCAGGGCTACTTGAAGGTAGACTACGAGGCATTTACTGCCCTACTGTTGGGCGCATTCAGGTACCTAGCTAGGAGAAATGAAAATGGGCCTCTTCAGTAAGATCAAGAAAGCAGTCCGATCCACCCTGCCGGGCGGGAAGAAATTCAGCTCGATGACCAAGGCCCTACGGAAAGTGGACCCGCTTGGTCGGAAGTTGGGTGCCCACAAACTCGCCGGACGGATTGAAGGCCGGGTCGGAAGGGATATTGACCGTGCCCAAAGGATGGGTGACCGGGCCGAAGGCGCTCTCGGAAAGATCGCGGGCAAGGATCCATTGCTCCGTGCCGGGCTCAAGAACGATCCGTTGGGCCGGGGAATTATGGGCCGGTTGGCTGAAAGCGGCGGGCCGGGTGCCGGAATCGCGGGCGGCCTTATTCCTCGCAGGCCCGGGGGTCCGCCCCCGACAGGTGGCATAATGCCCCCGATGGGTCCGCCCCCGGGTCCGCCAATGCCCGATATGGCGATCCCGGGTCAAGGAATGGGTGGTCCGATGGTTCCGCCGGGCGGTCTTCCGCCGTCCCCGATGCCTCCCCCGGGTCCGCCCCCAATGGGTCCGATTGGCACGGGCGGCGGTCTTCCGCCGACCCCGATGGGCCCGCCGCCGGGATTGCCGCCTGCACCGGGCGGTATTATGCCGCCGGGAATGGGTTCCCCGATGCCGCCGCCGGGTATGTTCCCGCGTCGTAGGCCGGGTCTGCCGCCCGTATAAGGAGAATCACGATGGCCGCTGCCACTTTTGATCCCATCACCCGCGAGAGCATTCTGGGGAACCTGCCGGAACTCCAGAAGCGGCGGCGTCGTGCCAAGCAACTGCGCAAAGATCAGGATAAGTTCCGCGCTATGATGGAAAAGGATAGGGAATTGGGCGGGGTTGCCGAGACTCAACATGGCGGCTTGTTCCAGACGGTGGGCAGCTATATTCCGAACTATGGCGGTATGGCTGAGAAGCTGACCGGGGCGCTGGGCGGATACCTCACTGGTAAGCAGGCCGAAGGCGCTGAGGATGATCTTAATGCCCTTCGTAACCGGGAGCGTATCGATAGCGAAGCACAGATGGCCATGGATGAAACCCCTGAGGGGGGCGCTGCGAATGAGGTTGTCCAGGAGTATTTGGACCTGATGGACGAGGAAGAAAGCGGCAAGGGTGGCCGCGCCAAGCCCGATCAGGCGCAAGCCGACCAAATCGATGATGATGGTAACGTTTGGACCCGCATGAAGAGCGGCAAGTGGGTTAAGGCCGGATTCAAGGCCCGGTATGGTATGAAGCCTATGACCAGTAAAACTACTGGTGATGTGTACCAAGTTCCCACTACTTCGCAAGGTGATGTTCAACAAGTGATGATGCCGGGTTCGGCTCCGCCTGCTGCTCCTGTGCCCGGTGCCCCGGGCGGTCCGCCTAGTGTTACTGGGCTAGAGGGCATGAACCCTCAGCAGCAACGAGAGTTGCAGACTGTGGTGTCGTCGATGCAGGCAATGGAGATGCCGCAAGACGTTATTGATACTTACGTCGCTAAGGCACAGGCCAAGGCTGCGAACCCGCCAGTACCGGGGCAAACTCAGGGCCCGATGACTACTACCGCTGAGGGCCTAAACCCCGACGGCACGCCTGTTGCTCCTGTTCCCCCGGGACCGCCCGCTCCGCCGCCGCAGCCTGATGTAGCGGCTGCTTTGAACGGTTCTATGGGCGTTCCGCCGCCGCCTGCTCCGCCGCCGCAACCGCTTAACATGGGCGGTGCTGCCGAAGTTGCAGCGGCCACGGAACGGGCCAAATTGCAGGCGCAGGTTGATATGGCTCCGCAAACGGCGGCTGCTGGCGCATATGCCAAAGGAATGGAAACTGGCGCGCAGGTGGACGCTACTACAGCGGCCGAAGCGCGGGCCAAGCTTCCGACCGCGAAGCTCCATAAGCAACAGCTTGACAAGCACATCACTGAGATGATAGCCCACCCCGGAATGCCGGACGTGATCGGCAAGGGCATTTTGGCCCGGGTGTCGAAGCTGGAGAAAGTGCCGGGAGCCAGCTGGATTCCATCGGCTGCCGAATTTGCAATGTCCGGTACTGAGGCTATGGGCGCTTTGGCCCGGTTCAGACAGCTTCGCGGCGAAGTGTTCTTGCCCGCTATTCAATCGCTGCGTGGCACCGGCCCGGTATCCAATATCGAAGGTGATAAGGCACAAGCGGCTTTGGGTCGTATGGAACAATCGACCTCTATTCCGGAGTTCAAGGCGGCGCTGGCTGACTTCCAGCAGGCGTATGCCGCTGGCGTTCTTGCCATGGAACAGACCGCTAATGGCCAAAACGCGGCTCCGATTCCGGGTTATACTGCTCCGGGCGCTCCGCCTGTTGCACCACCTGCTGCTCGACCGGCTCTTCCGGCCGGGTTCAGTTGGGAGGATTAAATGCCTAGGGTCCGCACTCCAGATGGTCGGGTACTCAACTTCCCCGAGGGGACTCCCCCGGAGACGGTTCAGTCTGTCCTACAAGAGCAATTCCCGGAGGCATTCCAGGCGGCCCCGCCCCCCGGCCCGGGGGTCGCCCCGCCGCCGACACCGCCGGGAGCCGGTCTCCCGGGGCCGCCGTCGCCCGCGCCGGGTGCCCCCGCTATAGGGGTACCGGGTCCGGCCGCCGCCCCGCCCGCGCCCGCCCCGGCCGCCCCCGAGGGCGAGCCAACACCCTACACCCATCCGGAGCTATTTCCGAACCCGACTGCCGGAATGAATGACTATGAGTTGGCTGCCGCTGGCATGGGTCAATCGGTGGAGTCCAATGCCCGTGGCTTGAAGCAAATGGGCCATCAGGCACTTGCAAGTGGCATGTTCCCCCTGTATAAGATGCTGTTGGGTGGCGGCGAGCAAGCCGATATTGATAAGCTGCAACAGGAAGAGGCAAACGCCCGACAGACCGATGAAGCCCTACTGGAGACCGGTGCTGGGCGTGGCGGCCAAATAGGTGGCCACGTCCTTCAGGCCGCAATTCCGGGTGGCGGCGCAGCTAGGCTGGCCGCTACTGCTGGTCGTGCCTTGCCCGCCGTTATGGCGGCTGAAGGTCTTGCCGGTGGTGGTATGTCCGCTGCTGCGCCGACTGTCAAAGGCGAGAGCCGGGGCTTGAATACCGCCAAGGGCGCACTGATATCCGCCCTTATTCCAGGCGGCACGCGCACTTTGAAAGTCATTTCCGGGATGCCCAAGACGATCACTGGCGCTGCCATCAGAGCGATTCTGCCGAGAGGCACGAAGGGCTTGGCTGACGTGGCCGTACGCATGCGGGATCAGGGAACCAAAGGACTGTCCCGGGTCGAGAAGCGGGCATGGGAAGAGATCAACGAGGTCTCCAGCAAAGCCAAAGTGGAAATCGGCGAGCCAATGGTGCGCGCCTTGCGCGGGATCAAGAGCAATTACGGTAAGTCGATGCCGGAAGGCGTCAACGACACAATCGACAAGATCATATCGTTTGGCTCCGTGAAGGGGGCCAAGCCCGTACTGCCCGGTGTCAAACTACAGGAAACGCGCGCGGCTTTGGGCGCTGATGCAGCCGAGCTAGGAGGTTCTGCCAAGCTGGGCATCAAGAAGGTTCAGCAGATACTGGATGACGCCACTGATTCGGTCCTATCGAAGGCCGATAAGCGTCGACTGAAGGAAGCCCGTGACGCTTACCACACCGGCCGCGCGCCAGTTCAAAATTTCAGCGGCGGGCGACTCACTACTCGTGCGGTGATCCAAGCCCTACGTGCCCCCTATGGACCGCCACCGGCAATCGAATGAATCGAGGATACTAAAATGCCCCGCAATGGTTCCGGCCAATACGCTCTTCCCGGCGGCATTAACCCCGTCATAACGCAGACTTTGATTACGTCGAACTGGGCCAATACGACCATGGCCGATTTGGCGGCTGCGTTGACTCAGTCGATTGCCCGGGACGGCCAAACTCTCCCAACTGCCAATCTTCCGATGGGCGGATTCCGCCACACCGGGGTCGGCGATCCCGTGTTGCGCGACAACTACGCTACGCTAGGCTTCATCCAAGATGGTTCCCACTTCCAGCTGATTAACATCGCCGGTAACAATGCGATTTCGGCTGTCCTCCCGGGTGGTTTGGCCACATACTCCATCGGCATGATCGTTCAGCTGATCCCGGTCGCAACTAGCACCGGACCGATTACGCTGAATATCAATGGCATTGGCGCTAAGCCTGTGGTCTCTTCGGTGGGCAACCAGCTTGGCGCGGGGGACCTCATCTTCGATAAGGCGTACCTGTTGATGTACAACGGGACTTCCTTCGAATTGATCACCGGCAGCGATTCGGCGTCTTTCGCACAGGCCGCCATGAGCGGCTGGGACCGCCCCGCCGCTGGCCCGTACCCCGACATAACGCAGGTGAACGCGACTACCGTTGCTATCCCGGCCGGTACGGGTCGAATCATCGAGCCAAGTGCCCGTGATATCTCCGCCGTGACGGAAGTATCCTGGGGGGCCCAAAACCTCACGCTGACCAACATGGCCGTATCGTGGTTCACGGTCATCGGGGTAAACGAGTCCGGGGTTGTTGTTCAGCTGGACGGCAACGCCCTACCTTCGGCCGCCCGTACCCATATCATTCTGGGCACGGTCACCCACGTCAATGGGGCGATCAATAGCATCGTCACCAAGCCCACCATTTACGGCGATATGACGTATGCCGCGTTCGACCTGAGCATGATCTTCAACAATATGCTCCTGTCCGGCGGCCTTCTGAAGGCGAATGTAGGCAACACCCTCCATCTGGACCTCAACGCCGGTATTGTGTGGCAGATCGGTGGCGGGCCGGATCAGGTTAACGGGCCTAACATCGTCCCATTCCCGGACCAGACGGACATTACATTTTTCCCGGTCACGGGCACTTCCGTTTCAGGGGCCGCCACTCAACTGGTCCCGGTCGCCAACTATGACCCGGGCGGGTTGGGCGTAATCACTCCCATTCCCGGCGGCGCGGGCGTAGCTACCATCCACCGCTTGTACTTCATGGGCGGCACACTGGTCTTCCTGTACGGCCAAAGCACCTACGCGACCCTGCAAGAGGCAATCGCCTCGATCGGGCTCGATACCCAAGTATTGAAGGTCCCGGCCAAGCTGACCAACGCCACTGTACTCGCGCTGATTATAGCGACCAAAGGCGCGACCGATCTTGGGAACTTGACACAGGCGCGTTTGGTCCCACAGGGCGGAACGAACTACTCGGTTGGTGTGGCGGGATCGATCTCCGAAGCTCCGCTCGACGGCAGTTCCTATGGCCGCAACTCCGCCGCATGGGTGAAGGTGGTTGACGCTGTGATCGCCGGAGACGGTATCGCGGTCAACTCTGCCAATCCAAATAAGCCAGTGGTATCCATGGGGGCAACGTTCGCAGGTCCAAAGACCATTACCTCTGGCAACCTTAACCTGTCCGCAACTACTGCCATTGTATATAGCAACCCGGACTTCCGCATCCGTGCCATTAGCTTCGATGCTTCGGATAACCAAATCGTCCGGATTGTGGGCGGCGGCGATGCGGCCATTAACCGGGGCGGATTTATCTCTGCGTTCGGCAATGAGGCGGCAGGTACCCCGGGCGCTATTGTATTGACCCCGGGCACACCAGCGGGGGTATCGTCTGATGTATTGGTCAATGCGGGTAACTTGAACGTAAGTAATGGTAACTTGCTATTGACCGGGGCTTCGCCCGTAGGCGATATCGTTTTCTCGCCTATTGATTTCCGCATCCGTGCTGATACAGTGGATGGTTCAGATGATAGCGTTATTAGGATAGCTAGCGGTGGTGATCCCGGCACTACAAGGGGCGCCTCTCTAACCCTGTTCGGCAATGAGCATGCAGCCACCCCGGGTAACGCACGGCTTGACTGTGGCACGGGCGCTCAAATCCTGCTGACTTCGGGCGATGTAAACGTTCAAGGCGGGCGGCTATTCGGCACAGCACTACATAACAATGTAGCTGGTACGACTGGCCCCACGAATCAGTACATATCTTCTGGCACTTATTTGCCGGTTGCTACAATAGTAGCTAACCTTGTCACGGCTACACCCATTACAGCGCAATGGATGCGGGTCGGCAATGTGGTCACAGTATCAGGTCGCCTAGACGTTGCTGCTACAGCGGCGGCTAACACCGTAACAACGGTGCGGCTAAGCCTGCCTATTGCATCCAACTTTACGACTAATGCACAGGCCGGTGGTGCGGGCATGGGGACGATTCCTCCCGGAGAGGCGGTAGCCATTGCTCCGGATGCTACAAATGATGCCGTAAATCTGACATGGTATTCTGCCGGTACTGGGTCCCATGCCATGGTGTATACCTATACCTATGTGATAGCCTAACATGCCTATTGCCCCGAAACCCAAAGTAATCTACCCGGCGGCCGGTATTCCGGACACGTACGCCAATGCCACGTTCTTTGACGTGACACTAGGCCAAATGGTGGCGGCGATAATCGCCAGTGGGCAGTATGCCCCGGGTCCGTTGATCATGACGCTGGCGCTTGGTGCCACCGAGCAGTTGATGGTGGAAACCGGGCGGTGGGACGGCGTCCCAATGGCGCTGGTGAATCAGAGTCAGGCCAGCGACGTGTTCAGGCTCATCAGTCCAAAGAAGAGGCTGTAAACGTCGGGTCGTACCCCTCTGACTAACGTGTCTCTCGACAGGTAGCCGGACAGCGGAGGCAGCCGCTAAAACGTCCTAGCCAATGCCCACATGGGGGGGCGGGGCAACTGGCCGAGGGGTACGACCCCACATTTATGGAGTAGGGTTGAACGGGGTGGGGGGCATGTTTCCGCCGGTGTGAATGACGGCGGGCGGAAGCTGGGGGACGCTGGTGATAACAGGAACGGTGTAAACCGGGACCGGATAGTTGGGCGGGCTGGGGGCGGGCCACTGTTGCGTCATGTGCGGCGGGAAGGGGCCAGGGTTCTGCTGGCTGGGCTGAAGGATGGTGCCCGAACCGATGGCGGCCAAAACGTCGGTGTAGACGACGAGTAGGATTGAAGCGAGGAGCAGGGTCTTCATTGGAACCTCCTGTTAACAGCAGCCCGGGTTTCCCCGGGCCGCCGCGTTGCGCTTGGGTCGATTACGGCGAGACGAAGATGTAAACCGTCTGCATGTCGTTGATGCCCTGGCCCAAGCCGGTCTGGACGGCGAGGTTCTGGTTGGCCGAAGCCGCGAGGCCGAGTGCAGCGGCCGAACCCTGCTGCTGGGTGAAGCCGATGGAGCCGGACTGCGCAGCGCTGTCGTTGCCGCTCAGCTGGGTGGCACCGAACGACTGGTTGCCAGCAACAGCGGACGACTGCTGGCCGGTGAAGCCGATCAGCGCGGCGGTGCTGCCACCGGCCGACGAACTGCCGACCTGCGATTGCGCGCCGGACTGGAACGTACCGGCTGCGATGCCGAGGTCAACGGCGTTGGCACCGAACGAAGCTAGACCGAGGGCGAGTGCGAAGAGAATCTTGTTCATTTGGAACTCCTATCAGTGGGGGGCGGTTGAACTCACTCGGCTGCCCCCCGGCGACCGAATGAGCTTTGCAAAGGGGTTATTTGACCTTCTTGCCTTCTTCGTCGAGGTTGACGGACTGGCCGTTGGACCCGCGAATGGTGGTGGCGGCCAGCTTCCTGCTGTCTTCCGACGGCTCCGTTACTTCGCCGCGCGGCTGACGGGGCTGGTATTCCTGCGGAGCCTGATACTGCTGCGGCTGCGGCTCAGCGGGTTCGCTCTTCGGCTGCGGCACGTCCCCATTGAGCAGGCCGAGCCGTTCGCAGGCACCCTGCGTACGAGGTTCGTGGTCTTGTTTGGCGTTGGTTTCCGCCATGCAAATCTCCCAGACCTGCATCACGATCAACCGGCTTGCCATATCGTGCAAGCCCGCGTTGTAGGCGTTGGCGGCGGCGGTGCCAAACTTCTCCGCTCGACGAAGCGACTGGCAGTTGCCATCCATCTTCGGCCCGCTTCCACCGATGCTCAGGCCAAAGCCGCTAGCACCGGCTGAAACCGTGCCACCGCAGTAGTCGCTGGAGAAGGATACGGCCGCTGCCAGTGGGACGGCCGCGTTCGTCTTGACCTTTTGGGTGGTGGTGCGGGGGATATCGGCCGCTTCGAACGTCTGCGAGAGGCCGAGGCCGACGGAGAGTTCAGTGGACTGGTTGGGGTTGACGACGTTGAGGTTGTCGGAAGAGGCCCCAGCGTGGGATTCTGATTCCGATTCCGCAATTGCGCCGGAGGTTGAGTTGGTGTTGACGGTGTTGTTGACTTCAACTGCGGATGCCGTGGCCGAAAGCGCCAGCAGGACCGCTGCCGCGAGAATCTTGTACATGTTGGGTTCCTCAGGAAAGGGGGCGTTATATGACTGGCGCGTGCCCCGTTGCCGCGCCAGCTTTTTCCTCTGCCTCTAGGTCAGGCTCCCCGACCACCAGCGTCTAGGATACCATGCCGGGGTGCTGCCTGTCAAGTCCGGAGTCCGAAGAGATTTAACCCTCCCGGATTTCGTCCACCAAGGAGAGGTAGCCTTGGGCATCGTTCATGTTGTCGTCTTCATGATGCGCGAACTCGCGGACTACCTTCAGCGTGGCCAGCATCAGGCACGCCTGTTCGGGGGTAATTGGCACCCCCAACAGGCCGGACCACGTATCTGCCAAACGGCGAAAATGGGGAGCGGGGGCTTCGCGGTGTCTGCGCCGTTCCTTGACGGTCGGATGGTTACTTGCCATTTCTGATCCTCTTCGTTAGAGATTTGATTACGTCGACGATTTCCTCTATATTCCGGGGCGACCCGGCGGCCCGCCACGACGCCACGCGCCTATCCAAGCCCGCCGCCGTGTGGCCCGGGATAACCAGCAGAATATCGTCGTCAAGGTCGTAGGCCAGCACCCAGGACATTCCGCCGTTTCCCCACCGGTCATTATGCCACCGTCTTTGGGTGGGCCGCATTTTTGGAGGCTTGCGGTCGGATAGTACCTTTAGCTCGACCCATACGTCCCGGCCATCCATGAAGATGTTGAAGTCGGGTATCCCGGCCGACGTCTCATGGGATTCGATCTGGCTGGTGTGGGCGAGGCCATCCAACCGGCGCTCGATGAACCGGCGCAGGTCCCGTTCATCGTGGATCAATATAGGTACGGGGTGCGCTTTGGGGTCAAGCGTGATACGGGTAGTTGCGCTCATTTCAGCACCCACCCAGTCCATGCGGCCAGCGCAAGGATAAGAGCTATTGCGAGGACCAACCTGTGTGTCTGTTTCATAGGTTCTTCTCCAGTTCAATTGCTTTGAGTCGTATCCGGTCGCTGATATTACCGGTATTGGCCGCGTGGTGGAAATTGACTACCATGTCGTCAAGTATCCCATCCGTGGTTCTGCTACCACCAAACTGGCGCAGGAAGTAGATAGCTTCCAGACAATCCGCCAGCTTGACTATGCTCTTTACTTCGGGGGGTACGAACTTGTCTCCGTCGAGCAGTTTGATCACGGAGGGACATTCGGCACGCAGCCGCCGCTTGAACGAGGAGGGTATATCCCCGGTGTACACTTCGTCCATATCATGGAGCAGGGAGTACAGGAGTACCTCCAGTTTCAGATCGTGATCGTTCTCGTCCTCGACCAGCGTAAGTGCTATCATGGTCACGTTGAAGGAATGTTCGGCTACGCTTTGTTCCCGATTGGTGTGGCATATCGGGAATCTCTTTACCTCTTGCAGCCTGAGTTTATCGCGCAGGTTCATGGCCGCCTCCATTGGTTCTACGAATGACGCCGTCCACGGCAATCCATCCCCGCTTCCGGTTGACTTGCATCTTCCTTAGCGCTGCCGTGATCAGGTCGATGCCGTACATATCCGCTAGGTCGGTCAACAGGATCAAGCAGTCGGCGAGTTCCGTCTCGACGTCACCGTGGTTCAGCACCGCGTCCAGCAACTCGGACGTTTCCGATACCAGTTTAACTACCGCGTCTTTGGGCTTGCGGTCGGGGGCAATATCGTCCGCCCACTGGACCACGTCTTCCTGTAGCTCGCCTAGCGTGATATGCGACATTTCAATCTCCTAGTAGTAATGGTTAACTTCCATCACATCTTCGGCACGGGGGCCAAATCCCATGTAGCGAACCAACGGGGGATAGTCATCCAAGATCAATGCATTACCCAACCCTCGGCGAGAGTGAACTTCTCTTCCGATCTTGTTGATCACGTTGGATACCCGGATAGCTTCGGCCACGTCGTAATTGCAGAAGTTCATGAATACATAGTCCGGGCCATTCATCATCAGGGCCTCATAAATCTGGGCCTCGGAGAATGTGAACACCCGGCGCACCCGCTTCGTCACGGTGGTGAGTTCCGGTGCCACACCAATGCTGGCCCATGAAATCTCCAGCTGGTCCGGGTATACGCTGCCGCTGTGCCCACCTTCGGTGTTGCCGACTCGGATCGGGTGCACCCGGGCGGTGCCGATGATGGTCTTGTTGTTTAGGACCGGGATGCCACAGTCGGCAATCAGCCGGTGGATGGTGCAATCCCGGCTGGTGCAGTAGGGATAGAATCCGGCATTGATGCCGAGCGAGTACCCTTGCGACCCTTCGACCAGTATGTTGTCGGAGGCCAGCATGATATCCATCCATTGCTGGTTGCTGACTACGAATTTCGACAGCTTTTCTCCTCGACTGGTTATGATCTTGTCAAGATATTCCAGGCTCTGGCCGCAGATATTGGACCCGATCACGTCGCGCCGAATCTTCTGAACCATTGCTTCCGACGACCCTTGCATGGTGCTGGCGATGGGGTTCAGCTTCTTCTCGGCGATCCTATGATCTTCGTGCAGGAGGGCGGCGCATTCGTGGATGATGATCGTTGGGTCCGATGGTATGCCCTTCATCGCGCTACGCATGCCGTCAATCTCTTGAGCCAGCTGGAGCGGGTCAAAGATAGCGCCCGGGCCCAATCCCACGTAGGTGGTGGACGCGCCATAAAGGCCGGAAGGCAGGACCTTGTTCACCCATGCGATCCCATTGGAATCTACAAAGGTGTGCCCCGCATTTGGCATGTTGGCCGATACCACTGTATCGAACGCCTTGCGCTGGGACAGGTATCCGGCAATCAACCCCTTGCCGGTGCTACCGAATTGGAGGTCCACTATAGCTGTCATTGTCGTCATTTCGCGTCTCCTAGATGATGATCGGTATGGCAGCGCGCACACTTCCACTTAACGTCAAGTGGGCGGCTGTAATCCTCGTGGTGGGCTTGGGCTTTATCAGAGCCGCAATCCTCGCAGGGGGCCTTCTTTATATCTCCTCTCCTCAAGGCATTATATAGTATCTGCCGGGCCCTTATTTTGAGCGGGTTATTATTTCTGTACTTTTCAGATTGCTTTCTTGCCTGTTCCCTTCCGTCAGGGGTTTGGCGGTACCGTTTCTGCGCGGCCAAATGCGACTTACGTCTCGTCATCGTCGTCATTTGATATATCCTCTGCAAATAGTGAGAAGTTCGTGCGTATGTTTGCCTCAATTACATCAGGCGGGGGCACCAGCATAACACTGGTCTTCGTATCTACGTAGCTGTCACTCAGAGGCTTACCTCCTTCAATGATTCGGTGCCTACGCACCATCTTTCTGTCAAACCCCATCAAGGCCATCTTCTCCGCCAGAGTACCATCATCGTACACGGAACGTCTACTCTTGGAGCGTTTGGCCACATAGTCTCTGTAATCCTGCGCTATCTTCCCTGTGCGGACATATTGGCGTCCGTCGTCCTTAAGCTCAACCTTGGCAATTAGCTCGCCGCCCGTGCGGGAGAACCCGTACGCGTTGGCGTCGCCAAATGTGCTGCGGACCCACCCAAGTAGTAGATCATCGCGCCCTTCGATGGCCGTTTCTTTACGTTGCTTCACGACCCATTCTGTCTCCATGGCCCGGGTCAGGTTGTTCGTGATTTCCCTCTTCTCCAACCAATATCTGATTTTGCCAAGATATTCGGCGTTGTTGACCTTCTTCGTGTATCGATTGGTGCTGACCAAAGATACCAGCCGCTCCCAATACGCCACGTCCATCTTATGCGCGTCCGACGTCTGCAGGACAAAGAATCGGCGGCTATCGATACCGGCCGGGACCGCCCACATATCGTTGGTGGTCAGCGTAACGAAGATGTTGTTCTCCTGCTCCCACTGCGGCTTGAACTTACCGTTCCAGTCGAGCCGGGACTCCGTGATCAGCGCCTTCAGGCGGCTGGATTCCGTATGGTTGCCTGCCCACGATGCCTCATGCGCCTCGATGAAGATGGCGTTGGCGATTATGTCGCCCGAGTACGCGCCAATCAGCGAGTCTCTACTACTTATCGATTTCGCATGGTTTGGCCCTATGATGTTGCCAATAGTACCAGTCAGCAGACCTTTGCCGGTACCCTCGCCGCCAAGCAGAACAAGGCATATGCCCATCTGTCCGATGGGGTTCTGCATCTTCTTGGCCAGCATATCCAGCAGGTACTCGTAGTACTTGACGTTGCCGCAGCATATGTCGTTCAGGACGAAGTCCAGCCACTCCCTGATTTCATCATCGCTGGTGCACTTGACCGGGTCGATAGCAAACCCGGTGTACGTGTTGAGCGAGTCCGGGGGCTCGGTGCCCGGGAGCCACATTCCGATATGCCTGACCGTGCGCCGCTCGGGGTGTTCCATCCAGACCTTGGCCGCTTTTAACGGCTTGCCGTTGACCACTATAGGTCGATTAGCCAGTTCCATATCGAGGTCGGTGAACGTGGAGAAGCATGCCTCCCCCCGGTGGTTGGTACTGACGATGCAAATCTTACCCTTGGCATTGAATACGCCGTATTTCTCGTTTAGGTCCCGGACCGTGGAGCCGGGGTTCTGGTAGTAAATACTGTCGTGCGGATGGGGCGGGCATCCGCTCTTCTTAGCTTCGGCGATCAGCCACCGGAGCGTTATGGCTTTGGCTCGATCGAGACTGAACGTGTCCCATTTGGCCTCGCATTCGCCCTCCTTGAACTTGACTCCGCCTCGGCTCCAATCCTCCCATATCCGCATCGATTCCTGTCCGGTATCGTTGCTGTGGATTGCCATGCCGATCTTCAACCACGTATCGTAGCTACAATCGGGGTCGACGTGTTCCAGATGGAAGTTGATGTAGGATGCGGGGGCCAAAGGGTCAAACTTGGACGAGAATATAGAGGTATCGTCTGACGTCGCCCCGCCCAGCTTCATGATTATCGGCGTCGGCAACCGGCCTGGGCTTCCGCCCACGATCCATTCGTATGGCACTCCGTCCACCACACTTGGCCATGTGGTGAACCGATTCTTTATATCGACCCCTTTATTCCCGTTCCCTTTCAGGTTCATGTGTTCGATGAGGAAATGGGCCCCGCCGCTGGGGGTATTTTCGCGCGGACAGCTGATTTTTTGGACTTCCGGCCCTAGCCATTCGTATCCATTCTTGCCGTCATGCACGTCAACATCCATGGCCGCGCAATCACTGACAACGATGCCAAGGTCGCGACCCTCAAACTGTTTCTTGGGTCCGAACCAATCATCAATCTGGCCAAAGTCGGCGCTGGCATCTTCGACTTTGATTAGGGGGTTCTTGCCCCATTGTGGTATTACCCGTACGCCCATGGACGCGTAATATCGGGCAGCAGCCAGTACCTTCTTGTTGCGAGGCATCGCGTCCATTTCGCGGATCGCCTCAATGTCAATCCTGATCATTTCTTGTGCCTCTTTACGTGGCATGAATCACACAGCCAATTTACATCAAGAGGACGACCATAATCTTCATGGTGTGCGTTTGTCGGCTCCGCGCCACAGTCTTCACATGGCTTTTTTACCAGTTGCCCGGCGATTAGGGCCATTTGAACAATAGCATGGGCCTTTACCTTGTCCGGATTCCTTTCTTTCCATGCCGCGTTAGTGGCGGCGTGGCGTTCCGGGTTATCTTTTTTCCATTGGCTTACTTTTGCGCGCTTGCAGCCTGAGCAAATATACCCGTGCTTTAGCACGTTAAAGGGCTCGTTGATTTTGCATACGCGGCATAGTCTCATTTCTGTAGTGCCATCCACCAATTCGGTCCCACGCCCGAAAGGTCAAGCACTATCGGTACCCGGAACCAAGGAAATCCGCTCTCTACAACGTCCCTGACGCGTTCCCACACAGGCTGCCAGTTCTCCGGCATTGACATACCGTAGCTGTCGTGCGTATTTAGTATCAGTCGTCCTTCATCGCCGAGCGTACTTTCGATCAGTAGCCAATTCATCTTGTTAATGTCGGCAGCGGTGGCCTGAATCGTCAAGCCCGATGCCTTATAGAGTTTCTCGCCCCCCGGGAAGCGGAGGCGGCGGCCAAACTGCGTCTCAACGTAGCCGTACTGGTTGGCGATTCGGGACGCCCGATCCGCCAAGTCTTTGACGCCGGGCATCGCAATATGGTAGCGGTCGATCACCGCATTCGCCTCGGTCCCGGCCTTCATGTACCGGAACTCCTTGCCCGCTTTGGTGAAGCTATCCCACGTGTACGGCATGCCCATCTTTGCGGCGATGGCTCCGCGCCCGCTGTTGAAGATCATGCTCAGGTTCAGCTGCTTAGCGTTAGCCTGTCCGCTGTACTCTGCGGCCCGTGGTAGCCCGGTCAGGTCGGACACGAACTGGTGGAAGTCGAGCCGCCTATTCTTTTGGTACGCTTCGATGATGCCGGGATTGTTGACCAGATGGGCAAAGACCCGGACCTCGAAGGAATGCATATCAGCGTCGACCCAAACCTGCCCCTCATCCGGCAGGAAGATGGGCTTGACTATTGCGGCGACCTTCTTATTCCTGGAAGGTATCTGCTGTAGCGCGGGTCGGGTGTATGAGAACCGGCCAGTGCCGGTGCCGCCTTCCTCGCCTTTGGTCTGGTGGATCGACGGATAAACCCGCCCCTGATGGGCCGATCCGAGGATATGGCCCTTGAGGAAGGTGTCTCGGGTCTTCACGAGGGAACGCGTCGACAGGATCGCGGCGGCCATAGGGTCGCCTGTGTCGCGCAGAGCTTCGGCGGAGAATGAGGGGGCACCACCCGGGGTGGAAGGGAAGACGTATCCCGCCTTGTTCCTCCACACCCCGTCGGGCCCCTTGTGCGGATCAAACACCGCTCGCACCTGCTTGGGCGAATCGAT